GTAATTCTTTTATCTTTTTGAAAACAGGCTATCCACAAAGCATAAATGGTTATAGTAGTAGTTTTACCACTCTGACGACTACTTAAAACCACATTAAAACGATTTGATTTAAAAGCTTTTAACAAACGTTTTTGATATTTATATAATTCAATTTTTTCTTTTCCTCTGTCCAGAGAAACAATAAAGAAATGATTTTCTGCAAAATGTAAAATACTTTTATGGCAAAGCTTAAAGTCAGCCACCATTTCATCAGTCCATTTAAAAGTACCATCCCTTCTTAGGATGTTTTCATTGCCTTGGTAAAACTTACCGTCTACAAGAATATCTTCTGCATCTAATTCATCATCCTCTTCGTATTTATTAGACATATCTCTACCTATTTATCTGTTGATTGAGTTCTTGCAAAACATAACCAACATGTTGAGGCTTCAACAATTTAAGTAAAGTGCCAGATTCTATTTTTTTACTAGCATTAAAAATTTGATTATAGGTACACACTAACCACCACAAATCTGGTGTTTTATAATAATTGTAAGATATGCTATACCATGTATCATGTGGCTTAGAGTAATAATTGTCTTCAACCGCCATACTATTAGCCGGAAATAAATTTATAGATTTTATTATATTATAAAACCTTTCTCCGTTTTTATCTGTATAAATATTGAAAAAATTTTCATACCGATAAATGGATAATTGTGGTAAATCTTCAAATTCTATTTGTTTCATACGGGTTATGATAAACTATCCAATCTTTGTTGTAATGTACTAGGTACCGGTATTCTAGAATCTACAAAAGATTTTATAATACTTTCTAATTGAATTTTTTCTGTTAAATTATTATTACTCAATAAATCATTAGTTATTTCAGTTGGAACATTTATGCTAGAAATTTGTTCTAAAGTTTGATTAGGTTGTGGTAAAATTTCTGTCGTATTTACTTTTGGTTCTTGAGAATATTGGGAAATAATCAAATCAGGAGACACTCCGTTTTCGGTGTAACTAGCAACTATAGATGTATTTTCTATCGGCTCAATGTTAACTTGTGGTTCTGGTTGAGAATAGTAAACATTTTCGGCAACATAAGGCTGTTGTGGGGTGTCTTCAAATGTCCAATGATCTGGATTGTATGAGGGAGAACTTGCTGCAATCATAGGCACTGCTTCTTCCGGAGTCGGTTTATATTCGGCCGCAGCTTGTGGGCCTATCTGAGTAGTTTCAGAATAATTTCCCATATTATCAGACCACCACTCTCGAGTCACATTTCCCGAAGAATCTGTGTCTGTGCCCATGTATTGTTCATACCAATTATTATTAGAATTATTATTTCCGTTTAAGTTACCAATTGGAGTAGTTAAAACGTTTGGATTGTCTTCAACCCAAGGATTTTGTGTTTGGTCTGAAACGGGGGGAGTATAGGGATTGTTATAGTCGCCAGTTCTTAAAGAATCTTCAAGAGCCTTCCGAGCATTTTCCCTCAGACGTTCTTCTTCTTTTTTTGATAGATCTGAATTTATTAGACCAAAATCTCCACTTGAAGGGCCTGTCGGCAGTTCTCCATTTAAATTCTGTGATTCTCCTGAATTGGAATATGTTTGGCCTATATCTGAATTCGTAGATATACTCAGATTAGATCCTGTATCATTTCCGAGATTACCTCTATAAGGATTAAAATAATCAGACTCTCCTTGTGTTCCTAAACCCAAAGTACCACTAGAACTAAATATGGCATTAGTCCCTGTACCAGGACTTCCTGGTCTTAATTGATCTGGTGATCCTATAACTTTCACTTTTCCTTCTCCTAAAGCCCCTTGCATGATATTGGTACTTTCAGGTATCATTTCTGTTAATACTATGGTAACCTTATAAGCCTCTGGAATCATTCTATATCCAGTAGTAGTACTACCATTAGTAGCAGCTCCAAAATCAGACATTCTTCTAAGAGTGCCTATGCTTTCTACTTTGAAATCTGAAACATAAGCTATGGGCATGTATATGCCACCTTCATCCATAGAATCTACTACATAAACTTTAGGAGGCAAATAAGTCATATAGGAGGTTCTTGTTTTCATATTCTGAAAAGCAAATAAACTCACAAAACTAAAATGATCATTAGCCTCTTGTAGTGAAAAAGTATTATACAAAGGAAAAGTTATGGTTAAAGACCTAGCTGTAGATTTTGAATATTTAAGTAATTCTTCAGCTCCCCAACCACTGCCAGTCAAACCACCCATAACATGTTCACCCACAGACTTAACGGCTTCAGTTATTCTCGGAGCCAGGGCTCCCCCTATAGTTTCTACCAGTCCTTTTTGAACATCCCAAGAATTTTTAAACCCATCTCCTCTGATAGAACCAGAATCTTTTAAATATGGTAAACTGTAATAAAATCCTGTTGGTTCTCCTATATAAAGATTTTGATATGGATCACCGAAAGCAGTTTTAGATATACCATTTTTAACACTACCCACTATACCAGAATTAATAGAGGTTTGCCCAGGAGAGGTTAAACCATTCCACAATCTTATTAAATTAGCAGCCCAAGTACCGTAATTTAATTTATACTCTGTAAGGCCTATACGAGGCACTTCATCAGCATTGCCTCTATTTTTCCAACGAAATTTTTCAAAAACATCAATTACTCCGTCTCCACTTTTTATAGCCACTGGATAATTGGTAGATTCATTTCCTAGAAATTTACTAGTAGTATCTGTTTTAATGTAGAAATAATTAAATGCCATAATTAGAATCCCATATCCCTCCAACGCTTGTAATCATCTCTAGCAGTTCGTACCCCGTCTGGTCGTTGAGTGGGTATCATACTCATAGTTGTGGCTTTACCAGAACCAGAAGAAATAATATTGGTGGTATTTCCTACCAATCCATTTATACTAGAAGACATTTCTTTCATACCACCAGAAACCACCTCTGCAGTTTTTTGAGTAGTTTGATTAAAGACTCTTTGGTTTTGAGTTTCATGTTGAATATATTTGTCCAACACCATTGGATCCCTTTCTAATGTAACAGATTTAACTTGAGGTGTTAAATTTGAAACCGGTTGAATTTGGGGTTTTGGTTCTAAGCGTGGAATAATTTTTTCTTCTTCTACTTTTCCAAAGCCCAACCAAGATTTTACCTTTTTTACCATTCCGTTAAAAAAGGACATGATATAATCCAATATAGTATTATTTAAATCACTAAACACTTTGCCTAAAAGATTGCCTTTTTTATTAGGATCACCACCAGCTTCTTCATCTAATTTAGTTTCTAATATATCTAAATACAAAGATGCAAACATGCCTATACCAGGTATAAAACCTGCCAAACCCGATGCTAGGTTTAAAAGTCCGCCGGTTGTATCTCCATTCATTAATTTTACAGCACCTTGTGCTGCACTAATCAGGGCACCTATTACAGGCAGTTTTTTAAGGGCATTTCCTAATATTCCTTTAAACAAACCACCAGCAAAAGTCTTTACACCAGATCCCACGGCCTTGGCTGTATCACCGAATCCACTAACAAAAAGTCTAAAAGATCTTCTCAGTCCCACCCCTATCATACGTGGCAATTGATGTAAATTTGCCAAAGAAGATCTGATGAAACTGAAACTGGCACCTAAACTCTTTCCAATAAGTTCAATCGAACCAACCAATCCCTTCCCTAAAAGTTTAAAACCACCCACCACTTCCTCAAACATTTGTATTGGAGAGGTTGCAGCCATGGTTAACCATTTACCAAACATGGATACCTTGGCCTTTAAATCCATAAAAGGAGCCACAGCATCATCAAATCTCTTTTTTAAAGAAGTTCCAAAATTTTCATCAAACCATTTTACAAACGGACCCGCCAAAAGAGGAGCTAAAGCTGCTGCTAAACCTCCAGCCGCCAATACAGTTAATAATTCACCGAGAATACTGCCGCCATAATCTTGAGCCATTTTTATAGGCCTATCTGCTAGGTTGGTTATGTCTTTGCCTAAAGATTTAATAGCATCTATTACAGAAGTAGAAGATTCTGAAATTTCTTTATTTTTATCTTTGCTAAAAGTTTTTTGTTCAGAACCCGTTGTATTATTTAAAAATAAACTAGTAACCATGTCTTTTGTATTTTTTTCAATTAAAAATAACAAATCGACTGCTTTTTGATCTAAAGATTTGCTTGTATCTGAAACAATTGTTTGAGCTTGACTAGGACCCCCGCTGGCCATTTGTTTGGCCATATTTAAAAAATCATTGTGTAAAGTTTTAGTATAATCAAATATACCCTGCTTCAACTCTCTTATTTCTTCCTTAGAAATAGAAGCAGTTTCCATGAAATTCAGATAATTTTGATTTAACTGAGCCAAATCGTCTCTGGCATCTGCAGAATTTCCAAACAATGACATATAGAATACTTAGATTCTATACTTAATTATGTTGTTAAAAATAATAATGTATCAATTTCTAAAGTCTTTTTAATTCCAGAAGAACTATATACCGTTAGGGATTTGTTAATTAATTCTCTCCAAGAAGCATATTGAGATAATATTTTTTGAATAACTGTTGCTGGCAATTTCTCTAAGAGAGCATATCTTTGCTTGATATTAAGTTCATTATAACCCAAACTTTTATCATTAATGGTTATTTGTTCTATACACTTAGAAGTTTCATATATGTAAGCCTCTGCTACTAGCTGTTTTAAAGCTTCAACCTGAGCATCTCCTTGTTTAATCACTGGCATATACTCAAAGTATAATACGTCATCTAATATAGTAGGAATCTTTACAGTTATGTCAATTTTTAGAGTTTCCTTTTGAGCAATTATCTTTTCAGGTTTTGGGTATTTTAAATTTTTAAAATTTTCTAAAATAGAAGTTAAATTTATATCTTCTACTTTATTTTCTGTTTCAGTTTCAAATTCTACTTTAAGTGTGTCTGATATTTGTTTTCGTATGGCTATGGCCATGGAAGTATAATCTATAAAAGTCAATTTATTAATTTCTGGCTTAGTGAGTCCGCAATTTTGAATCAATATGTCATAAAAAGGTTTTGCGAAAAAAGATTTATAACCTGTTGTAGAATCAATCACAAAAGACAACAATTGTTTCTGTTGTTTTGCGGTCAACTCTTTCATGTTTACAGTTTTTTGAAGAGATGGAACCCACACCTCAAAGATGCTCAAGTCTTTGGTGAAAGTGTCTAAAACATTTAAAACATCATTAAAATTTAATTTTTCTTCAGGCATACGTATAGTTAATTAGTTGTATATACTCGTTATTCTATGGCATATCAGACATCCCAATATTTTCTGTTTCATATCCATTACCACTAGCTAAATTTTCTGTTTCTTCTTGTTCCATTTGTTTTTCTAAAAAAGAATAATACACCTTTCGTTCACCAATAGTTAAAGAATCTATATAATTTGGCGGAATATTTCGTGAAGCCAAAACATAATATTCTTGATATATAGATTTTAAATTATCAGAAAAGAGTAATCTTAGTATATTTTGATAAGAAATATTATAAAAATTAAAAGATATATAATTTGACAATTCTCCTTTAAAAATTTTAAATTCTGTAAATTGTTTAATAGCATTTAAAATTTTTTCTTTTATTTTATTTTGTAATTTTACGGAAAATCTATCATAAATTTCATTCCTTTGATTTAATTCATAAGAATCTAAAGAGATAATTTTATCTTTAATTTTAATTTTTTCTATATACAACGGTAAAGAATCTAAAACAAAAAGTGTAGATTTGGATGATAAAAAATAATTTTCACATTTTATATTAGGCCAATTAATATAAACCTCCATATCATTTGTTTCTATCACATTATCTAAAAAACAAGCTTTACCTATTTCATATAATTGAAGCATGAAAGTGGATAAATTTAAAGTTAATTTAATGTTTTGTTTCTTCTCCGATGGTTCATCTTCTTCAGCTTCTTCTTGACTCACCATTAATTCTATTTCTTCTCCTATAGAAGCTATTCTTAACTTACATAGAAATAAAACATATTCTATTAAATTTATTTTATAAAAATCTTCCTTATTCTTAACACAATTTAATACTATATCCAGCAGCACTCTTCCATAATCTTCTAGAAATTCTGGTTCTAGTGGAAGAGTTACATTGGCTTTGGATATGTATATTTGTTCTCTGGAATTTAATTCTCTATAAAAAAGTTTAACGCCAGTAAACGGCATCTCTACACTATACAAATAAAAATCCATTGTTATAATTACTTCTATACCGGATAAAAGTAATTATAAAGCTCTAGCCATTCTGGAAGTACCGGATTCTATGACAGAATAACCGTCATACGCAAATTCTACATCTCTCCTTTTTAAACCTTCCTCTGCTTGAGAAAGAGTCATTGAAGATAAACTAGTAGGAACAACATTCCAATATCTTATTATTTTTCTTATAGACGCTGTAGAGGTTGGTCCGGTTTTGGCAAATTGCAAAACATCCATATAATTGCAACGAACGTTTTTAATAGATCTAGGATCTCTGGCAATTAAACCGTAATGAGAAGTTAAAACTAACCACGGACGAATAATTAAATCACAAAAAGAAGCATTAGTTTCCAAAAACATAACTTTTAAATTTTGGAATTTTTTTCTACTTTTTGCTATATGAGGAGTTTGAAATCCTGCATAGTCAAGACCTTCTTGAACAATATTAATACTCTCTCCTGGAATAGTAACTTCTTGAGCAAATACACAACCCATAAAACTTTGGGTTGCTTGCTGATATTCCGGTTTTAATAATTCTAATACAGTTTCTTGAGATATATCCCAGTCTAAAAAATCATCAGAATCTAAAGAACTTATATTAGCTGCTGGATCGTTTAATAAAGCAGAAACACTACCTAAATTAAAAACCACCAACCACATAGAGGCCAATGCAGGAGCAGTTGACCACTGGCTCAATATATTTAAATAATATGAATAAGGATTAGGAGCCCTTCCAGAACCGAATGTATTATCAAAGGTAAAGGTAAATGCTGGTGATGCCATGTAAAATACTTACCAGCTTAGGTTGATTAGAAATTCTCCCAATATTGATAAGCAATGGTGGCTTCTTGTTCTACAATAGTACCACCATCTGTTACATCCAAACCATAATCACCCATAGAAACACAATAAGCTCCGATTAATTTATAGTTTCGTATTGGCTGACCGCCCTTACTCATTAAGGAAATCCATATGGTTCCTAAATTATTCAATCCATATGCTCCTGTAGTAGTAGCATCATTAAATATAACTCGGGTCCATGCTTCAAGTTTAGCTCTAATAGAAAGATCTTGAGGCATGCGGAATTTAATTTTCCAACCGTCATTACCTGGATAATTTGCTGTACCAGGAACATTAAAAGACATTCCCATAAAAGGAACCTTAACATTGTTAATGGCTCTTTGAGGCAATGAAGCAGATGTTACATAAACCAAATCTGTATCATCAAAGGTAAGACCGGCAATACCAGTCTGAATACCAACTACTCGGAAAAGATTTTTACGAGCAAAATCCTTTTTATAAGCAGTTTGATAAAAGTTTTGTATGTTTTGGTTAGAAAATATGTTAGCCATATGTTAATACTTATCAATTAAGAGGTAATTTCGTTGAAGTTTACTCCAGTACGTGTAGCAACGAAGTCTGCTAAAATAAACTCTGCAGTTCTTACTGCTTGAATGTATATAGCAATCTTCAATTCATTATTATCAATAATGTCAGGAGTATTATTTCTTTCGTCACAAATAATTTTGTAGTCGTATAGACCGTCATTGGCTTTTGCTTGATTAAAGGTTGGAGCCAATGAATTAATTAATCTGGCACGAGTTGCAAACGTATTAGGTTCAAAAACAAAATACTTTAACAATTGTTTAGTAGTCTTTTCAAGAGTCAAGAACAATCTGCGAACATTAATTCTGTCAAAAGCTGAAGGTTTGTTGAGCAAGGTCTTTTGACCATATATCACATAACCGTCTCCAGGGAAGAAAGCAATAGGATTAATGTTAATACGATACAACAAATCTCTTTGTTTTTGAGTCGGATTAATAGCTATATCTGTAATGTTTGTCATTACTCCACGATTGAAACCGGCAGGTGCTGACCATGGAAAATTGATTGCAGAAGAGAAAGCTATATCAGCCGCAACATATCCAGAAGAAGGCAACCAAACTAATTGATTAGAATAGTTGTCATTAAATTTCAACCAGTTTCCGTATGTAGCACCATAACTAGTAGAAATATCTGAATACAAGTTTTTAAGAGGCCAATAAACATCTAAAGAAAAGTTATAACCATTTATTTTAGATGTTTTAAAATCTGGACCGTTAACAAATATGTATCTCAAAGGATCAGCAATAAACATATGATCCATGCGAGTTTTGGATGCAAATGTGTTGAATTGTTGAATGATAGAATCATAATTTTGTTTTAAAATACTATCACTACCATTGCCTTGAGATTTCAATTCCACCAAAAGATCTGTATCTACAGGTAATCTTTCATCAAATAAATAATCATTATCATCTGTGCTATAGTTACCAGAGGAATATTTTCTGGCACAAGCACCGGTCCATATAGTACCCAAACCAGCTTCTGGGATGATATCTATTTCTGTATCCAAATCATCTAAACGATTTAAAATACGTTGTAATTTTAATGGTACATTTCCAAGTTCATCATTTGTAGCATCTGTGTCTGAAACATAAACTCCAAGAGAATAGAGGTTTCTAGCTTCTGGTGCCACTCTAACTGTCTTCTTAGGAGAACCATCTGGATTGGTCCATTCTCCAGTGCTAGATATATAAGGATTAACTATTATCTTGACATCAGAAGAAGTTAATCCGTTGTTGACCTTTTCCAAAGAGAAGGGCAAAGGAGAACCACCATTTGGATTGTTTTGAGTTTTGTTAATATATAAAGAACCTGTAAATCCTTGTTGAA